CCCCAAACATTAACTGCCTCAAATTGTGGGTATTTTTGTTGTATTAATCTAATATAATCATTCTTTGTTACTGCACGATTCTGTGCCAATAAACTTAATGGTGCACCAAATTTAATTTCATCTACAGATTCTCTTGAAGAACCACCTGATGATTTTGTTACCGGTGCAACAATAAGAGTTGAATAACCAGAAATTGTTTCAGAAGTAATAAAGTTGTTTGCATAATTTGCAGCTGCACCATTTGTCACTAAATATTGTGAAGTAATTACACCACCATCAGGTATTGCTTTACTTAAAATATTATCCCCAAAGTAAATATCATATTTACCGTCAGTACCTTCTTGAAGAAAATATACTTCAGAATTTGCAGTAATATTTAAGTCATTTTCTGATCTATCATAAACAATTGTTGTAGTATTTCCAGCTGATTGCCTAACACTAACTACTAAAGTAGATGTATCAATATTTGAATCATTTAAAGTAAATATTTGTTTTGGATTTGATGTATAACTATTTAAAGTTGTAACTGAAGTTAGTTGTCCTTCATAAATTGGTATATTATTAAATATAAAATTATAACCAACTTTATCCACAGTATATGAATTTAATGTAACGAATTTAAATGATAGACCATTAATTTGTTCTGAATAAAATACATAACCTTTAGGTAATGTTAAAGAACTTGGAGTGGTATCAGGAGAAACAACAGTTAAATTAATAATTGCTCTAGCAGAAGTTGATGATCTTGGCGTATAGTTTAATTTTTTAGCATGAGAAACAACAGAATTTCTAAGTAATGCAGTATCTAAGAATGATTCATTGGCAACCATATTGAGATAATAGGCATTATAGTGTGTATTATATGCCAATACATCTAATAGAATATTAAGACCTGATCCTTCAAAATCATAATCTTCAAATACTGTTTGTTGTTGTAAAAATGTTTTTAGATTTGATTTAATCTGGTCAAAATCTAATTCGGATACTTGTAAACGATCTGCCATTTTATCTTTCTCTTGTTAAGAAAAATTCTACATTTATTGGATTTGTTTGGTTAGCAATAATAAAAGTCATATTAACTGAAAATCTATTATTATCATAATCAGGTAAAATTGATATATTATTAATAGTTACTCTAGGCTCAAAATTAATTATTGTTTGTCTTATTTCTTTTTCCATAATTGTTGCACTAATTTCATCCATATTCTCAAATAACATTCTGCGAACATTACACCCAATTTCAGGATGAAAAGGTTTATCATAAAAATTCATCAATATTAAATTTTTGACCGAAGTTACTACAGATTGTTCGTCTGTCAAAATATTGATATCTTTTCTTATTGGATGAACAGTAAAGTTCAAATCCAGATCACGATATCTTGATATTCCTGTTGTTGTAAGTGCGGTTGCCATGTCTTATTTATCTGTCTTTCTAATCACTTACCAGTTTTTCTTTATATAAATCTGTACCGATATAGTTATTAATTAAATATGTTTGAGTATTGCCAACCATTCCTAATGATCTAACTGTTTGAAAATCTGAAATAAGATTAGAAGATTCATAATGAAAATCACAATCATGCTTTCTTCTATCCCAAAGTAAATTATTTGCAGTAAGTGCATGAGAATATAATGCATCTACTCCCACAGAAGATAGATTGGAATATACATTAGTATACCCATATGTTGCATTAACTTGGTTTCTTAATGAATTCTGTAATGTGATAATATCGTTTGTTATAATTGCAGTATTTGAAACAATATCATCATTTATAAACAGACTAGTCATACAACCTAATATAGGTAAAGCATTTGCATTAGTAGTTTCAGTTTCACCCAATACCATTATTAATGCATTTCCAATACCCATAATTCTTCCACGATCTGGTGCTTCTCTAACAGAAGATGTAGTTAATCCTGAAATATTTGAAGTATGTTTTTTAAAATATGTTATTGTAGAATTAGCAAAAGTATTATATAAAGTGTTTGCACTTTGAGCAACTCCAGAATTATTATCCCAAAATTCAATACCATTAATTATAGACTTAATTGAATCTACTTGTGTTTGTAAACTAGCAACAACATTTACTGTTGGATCTCTATAATAATCAGAATTCTGTATTGATCCGTTAGCTAGTATTTGTTTTTGCCAAGTTTTTAATGTTTTTGGCATATATGCAATTATTGCTTTAGAATTAGCAGATAATTCTTCAGACCCATTAAATTTTGTAGTGTCAAAATTATAATTTAATCTATTCATAACAGTCATAATATTTTCCTTAAAAAAGTAATCTTCATATTAAGCCATCAAAGTGCCGGCTTGTAATGGAGGTGTTGTTGGTCCAGTTGGTGCAGTATGATTATGAAGTATGTCCCAAAGTCTTATAAACATCATAGGACCCAAAATATCTGACGTAACTATACCTGTAACCAATGGCGCAAACATACTTAATCCAGCTAACATAAATCCTGTAGTTGTTATACCAGTTCCATTAACTACAATTCCAGGTATTGAAAATGCGGGACTTACAATAGGGGGAATATCTATCACACCTGGAATAGATGCTTCCACACCAAGAAATAATCCTCCGGTTCGGCTTAGAAAACCAAGATGTCCAGATATAACTTGTGTAGTAGCAGTAATTTTAGTTGATGAGAAAATTTCATTTGCATAAAAACTATTTAAAGCAGTAAGTTTACCTTTAACAAAAACACCATCTGCAGAACTTAACTGGATATTACCTACACCAACAGTACCTGATCCCGCCGTTATCTCTACATCTTTATCAGAATGAACAATCATATCTCCTGCCATTACTGTAAATTTTCCAGCAACTTGCAAATTATAATCGCCATTTATCTTTTCAATTTTATTTTGACATTCTATTACACAGTCACCAATAACAGTAATATTACAACTACCTTTGATTAATACATTATTATTTTTAGCAACAATCTCATAACTATCACCTTGTATTTTATTAACTTGTGATCCATCAGGATGCATTTCTAAAAAAGTGGCTGTTCTATGTTCTAATCTAACACGTTCAGCACCTTTCGTATCATCCATATGAAATGCATGACCACTCTTAGAAGATATTACTTGATTATGTGGATAGACAGGTTTATTAACTGGACCTAATTCTGGATCTTCATTAAACGGTGATGGTGGTTCCATCCATCCACTTTGACCACCTGGAGCTGGAGGAATAGATTTATTATCATTGTTTGTATTATTTGTTTCACCACTACTTGCAACTGTTGTAGGTGGTTTTATTGCAGCAATCGCTTGTTCTATACCTGCCTGTAAACTTGCCATATTTTATTTTTCCATTATATTAAGTAATAGCTGTCTTACCTGATGCCGGATACGCATCTTGTGTTACAGCTGTTGGTGGAACAAGAGTTGCCGGATCAAATGCGGTTGAAGCTGTTAATGTATTTTGTAAATTTATAGTTGCTTCATCTAATGCAGCTAATGCTTGATCTGGATTTAAAGTTACATTTGTATTTAATACTGCATTTAATATTTGACCTGGTATTTGAGCTACTGCAAGAGTATTTTTAATAACACTTTTTGCTTCATTAAATGTTGCTTTCATCTCATTCGTTAGTGTCTTAAACTCTGGTCCTAAAATACCACCGGGTGTGCTTAATAAATCATTTCCAATAGCTATGATTGAATTGAAAAATGCAAATGCACATTCTTTCATCATTCTTAATAGTTTTGCAGGTAATGTCATAATCCAATTGATAACTGCACGAATGATAACAACATAAAGAATTAACGCATCGGCTACTGCTTTAACTATTTTTAAATATTTATTAACAGTTCTTAATACATCTCTAACATATTCAAGAGCAGCAGTAAGGGTAGTTGTTAATGCAGAAGGTATTAGTCCTTTAGCAGTAGTAGTAATTCCTAATGCTTTAGTTATTGCTTCAATACCAATGTGACTTTTTAGATATTGATATGCAGCACTTCTTTTTATATCTCCACTAATATCACATACATGAGCCAAATCTAAATTTGTTAATCTAACTAAAGTATTTTCTGTAGTAATAGATGCAGTTGGTGTATTAGATGGTCTCATATAACCACCTGCAGGTACAATACCACCTGGCAATTGTGGTAATCTTAAACGCTGAGTTGCCGTTAGATTTGCAAGTTGCGCTGACGCCAAATATGGAAATACTGTTTGAAGATTTAAGTTTAATGCCATTTTTTATCCTGTGGAAGTTGTAATGCCTGGAATAACGCCAAGAATCATTGGTTGACGAGCAACTAATCCATCAACATAAAATCCAACAACCCAATCACCAGGTTCCACATCTATAGTTTTTCTTGAAAAATTTGCTGGAAGTAAACATGGTGCCCAAGGTAAACTCTCACTTGGCGTTGCCATTGTATCAGAGGTATCTTTACCAATGACACGAATTTTTACTTTACCTGCCATATCTGGATCATAGATATTTTCAACAATAGCCATGAACCAATACATATCAGCATTTACACCTGGAAAACTTGACATTATTTAATAAATCTCCTAATATTGTGATTGTGGACGATACAGTTCTTTATTATTTGAATCTGTAGAAATTTCTAATATTGTTTCATGTCTATCATATTTTATAATATGTCTACATGCTAATACTATATATTTACCACTTAAAGAATCATCTCTACTATCTGATGAAATATTTTGAGCACGACTTGTTACTAAAAGATCAACAACAGAACCACAGATTAGATTAAAATTACCTGGCATTACTAGTTTGACTCTTTTTTCAGTATACTTACGCATTTCTGCAGGTCTACTACCAAAATATTGCATAACATCATCTAAAGTGTTTGTTGCTGTAGGATTATTTTCTTTTACCCAAGTGTTATTTTGTGTCGCAATAACTGTAGGTCCATATACAACCCAAGTGCGTAAATTTGGATTCACAGCTTCTGGTATTGGTGAAACTTCTGGATTTTTATTTAATTGTTTTGATTTAGTATTATTACTTATAGGACCAATATTTTTAGTTATAACTCTACGATTTAAATAATCAACATAAACACCACTTGAGCCATAATATCCACTATTAATATTATCTATAACATCAAACTGAGAAATAACTTCTAAATGCATTGCACCATAAAAAGAAATTTCATCATCAGTACCAAAGTTTTTTGGTGCATAATTAATTCTAGCTATTGGATTTTGTTTTGCAATATAAGATAATGAAACAAAATTAAAACCATTTTTGTTCTCAAAGAAAACATACGTTGGTGATTGATCATCCGCAGAAATTGCTTTTGTTGCACATTCTGTTAAAAATTCAAAAGGTGTTTTATTATTACCTGAATAATTTAAGATACCTAAAGTGTTTTCAATAATAAATTTCTTTGGTACATTCAAATCTTTTACTATAATTTCTTGAGCAATATCTGAGTATGTTCTTCCTATATACATTTTTTGTAACTTCTTTGTTTTTGAAAAATAATATTCTTCTGAAACAAATGATAATGTATATTGTTCAGATGTAGTAGTTAAGGGTAATGTTTTACCTTTTTCATATATTTTAAATGTTTTTTTAAATGTTATAGGACCATTTGGATCTTTTTTAATACTTATTTTAAGTAAATCTGATCCATCAAAATTAAATTTAGAAGTTAAATTTAAAGCATCGGTAATTAATATATTACCCGACATACATGGGTTAAGTATTGTATCAAATATATTTAATTCTTCAAACTTATCTGATAAATCAAAATTACCTAGTTTAGTTACTAAAATTAATTCATCAATAAAGAAACGAAGATTATTACTTATAGGATTAACCATTCAATACTCTTTGTAATTCTGTTAATATCATTTCTTTGTATTGTGGTTTAACTAATCTAATAGTTCTCTTTTTTTCATTAGATAAAACTTCATCATCATAATAAGTAAATCTTTGTTTACTGATATCAAGTTGCATTGATGTACCATCGGGTAAAGTATAGAATGTTGAAATTGGTGCTAAACTTGCATATGTATTAGCATCTATTGTTACATATTCTTCTAGATAGTCACCAGTTTTAACAAGTGTTTTTCTTTCAATTTTATAATGTGTTTTATAATTTGTCTGTGCATATGCAATACCATATAAATCTTCTATTGAATCCATTAATTGTGAATATGTTAATGGCCAATCTGTATTCAAATTCATTATACCATTTATTCTCATTATTAACCAATGATATTCTGCATCACCATAAACTTTATATGCAACTATTTCTGGTGTATCACCTTCACTTATTGTATAATCATAATAACCTTGTGTTGCATTTATAGATGAATTTAATATTGAAAAATTTGCAGTTATATTTGTAACTGTATCCAATTCATTAGAATTATCTATTTTATAGTATGTTTTTGGAAAGTTATTAAAGAATAATGACATATTATTAATCTCGGTAATTTGTTAAAGCTCTTTCTTGAGCAGTTGTTCGGCCTGTAACATAAACAGGAGAAGTTGAATTTATAATTCCTCGTTCAGATCGAGCAAAATTATTTGGGTTATTAACACTTACTTGTCTCGCACTAGGTCTAATTGAAGTAGTATTTGTTTGTGGACCATACGTATTTTGATCTCTTGGTAATCCTGTTTCTGGATTTATATCACTACGACCCCAAGTATTTGGATTATTTGCATCATAGGTGGCTTTTTCTGCTTCTGCAACTTTAGTTTCATCCATAAATTGTTTAGTGACATATTGTGTTTCTTGAAATGCTAATGATAATCTAATACCAACGGGCATACCTGTACCGCCTTTTTTTGGTATAGTTTGATTATAATCACTTTCAAATGCATGAAAACCATTTGGTGCATAATCTACATCAACTTGTTTTAATACACATGAAAGTATTCTTGGAATATTTGGATTAACTTGTCCACGATAATAAAATCCAATATCAAAAGTTGATGGAGGTACTAACATATATCCTGCAGTACCTGATTTAAGTTCCGGTGCTTGATGATATTGAAACTGATAAATTATTTGTTGAACTTTTTCTGCTTCACTTTCACTTCTAGGATAAAACATATAATCAAATCTAAAATTACGTAATTCAGGTTTTGAATACATAACTTCAACCATAGGATTAACTACACCAAATTTACCAATAAATGCCGCATTAAAAGTTCGACTACTCAATACTGGAATTGAGCTTCCTAATTTATTTTTTACAGCACCTAATAAAGCAGTTATAGCATTTGATTTAGCTACTCTATCACCATTTGTATATTGATCAACTAATGATTTACCCACACCTAACATAGATAATGCATCACCTGATAATGATTGTGTATCATAAGATGCAGTTGATCCAAATTGAACTGTATCTGGCATATAAATTGCAATATTGTTCGTTAGTTTTACTACATTGTTATTAAACGTAGTTGAAGTTTGGTTTACTAAATTACCTAGAACATCACCTAATGGTGATAAAGCATCTTGAACAACATTTACAGTATCACCAAATCCAGTACCTGCAATACTATTTTTAATAGGTACACCAAATTTATCTGAAATAGCTCTTCCAATATCACCTATTACTCCTATGCCAGTACCACCATTTGATATACCACTCTGTGTAATGTATTGAGCATTAGCATTTTGTGCAGTAGGATCAACAGCACCAGGAACATTTAATTTCGATATCTGCTGAACATAAATGTTAAACAACATATAATGTCCTTGACCACCATACATTAATTATCGGGATAACGAAATGTACCGTTAAATCTTAAATTTTATTCTGAAGGATAATTTAAAGTATAATCATTAATTATTATTATTAT